AGGATGCCATTGGCGAGAGATTGTCAGACCTCTTGGCAGGTGGCTGGATAGAAAATCGTGGCAATGACAGGTCATTTATTCTCTACATCACCGACTTGGGTAAGAGCCATTTCAACCTTTTGGATGCCGAAATTACACAATTGAAGGTGAACTGAGGTGTACCGTACTGTACCTTTTGTGTACCTTTTTATTTTAGGTACAGAGGCAGTATTGAGCGTAATCGGTGTGCGTACTGTACCGCTTATGTATATAAGCGGTAATAGGTACACCATTACGATCGGGTCAGGAACGCCCAATGAGTGAGTTAGATTTCAAACCCATTGATTGTAGAAATTGCGGCAATCTCATTTGGGCAGGGGTCAGTGCAACTAGCCGATGCGACATCAAACTTGATACGAACCGACTCAACCTTGCAGATGAGTTAGTGGCACTCACGGCTGGCATCGCCACCTACCAAATCCATCGCACCGCCCTTTCATTTGAGGCAACCCGAAGAACGGCAACGCGGATGAAGGTGGCGCAGCCAATCGTGCTTGCCACCCACACCTGCAGAGCGCTAACAGTCTTTGGTCAGCAACCGCCCGACTACTTCGGTTCCACAAGCCAACCTTTAGGAACTACCAATGAGGTGCCATTTTGAAGTGCAAAATCTGCCAGCGCTCAACCCTTGACAGTAACGCCTGCAAGAGTTGCTACCTCAACCTTTGCCAATGGCTGCGAGAGATACCGCAACTGCGCCGTGAGTCTGAGCATTTTGTAGCACCTGGCAGGTCAGGCAGTGGCGCAGTCAGCGCTGAACGCTCTATCGGTGTCAATGTTAACGCACTTGATTACTCAATGGCAGGTGAGTTGCTAGGCATCTTGCATAGTTGGGAGTCAATGATTCGTAGCGCAAGGCGGCTGACACCGCCTGCCTTCTTGCGCAAAGAGCCAACGATTGACCAAGAGGTGCAGACTGCCTGTGATTTCCAAGTAGCTCACATCTTGTGGTCAATAGATCAGGATTGGATTGGCGATTTCTACATTGAGATTAAAGAACAACACTCAAAGGGTTTGGCTGCTGCAAAGCGCTTTGTGGAACAACCGCGCCGTATTCCCTGCCCCACCGATGATTGCCATAAGTTCATTGTCATTGATGCCGATGACCTGTTGAAAGATGTTACTTGCTACGGCTGCAAGAACTCTTGGTCAGTGCTTCGACTGGTGGCTCTTGCGATGAGCAATCCCCACCGCAAGTTCTTTCTTGATGTCGAGGCAATTGGGCTATGGCTTGGCATCACGCAACGCCAGGTGTATAAAATTATTAAGGCACACGATATAGAGCGCAGAGGTGCGTTGTATGACTTGGCTGGTGTTATTGCTAACAGATAAAACTTGACAACAAAGTTCACAATCTCTTGCTACACTTTCGTTAACAGGTATTGCCATCTACTTAATCAGCCCAGCCAATAGGTTTGGGCTTTATTCGTTTATGGGATAGGTATGGATACCGAGACAATACAAGAAATAGATGAGGCGTTATCACACGCCATCACTACACGCGCCAATGCAATTGATTCTAAGAAGCACATCGTTGATAAGTTCATTGACGATTTACTTGATAGCCGATTGGAGCTGACCAAATGCTAAGCATCGCAGTAACAATTGGTGATGTCTCAACAGACATAACAACAGATCAGCAAATGTCATTTGAAGGAATAGAAACATTGTTAATGAGAGCAACTAACTCAACTCTTGATGCTTACAATCGCTATTGTGTAGTCAATGAGGATTTAGAGGCAGTGCAAGAGGATGATGAGTAATACGCAAGTATGTATCAAATGCAAGATAGATAAAGATTTAGATGCCTTTCACGCAGACAGGCGAACAGGAAATCGCAAACGAAATGTTTGCATTGATTGCAGAGAACTACAACGCAAGATAACAAACTTATCTACATTTGATTATGCAAAGTTATTAGTAGAACAAAACAATGCGTGTGCAATTTGTGGTAAGTCTGCAACAGGTATGAAGCGTGAGTTAAGTGTTGACCATAACCACGAAACAAAAAAGATACGCGGTTTGTTATGTCATCATTGCAACATTGGATTAGGCAACTTTAGAGATAGCACAACATTGTTATCAGTTGCCATTGAATACTTGGAGCGAACAGATGGTGTTGCCTAGACCTTGTGCTGGATGTGGCAAGGTAGTGCGAGCAAGTAGATGCGTTGATTGCCAGCGAATAAAAGAAAAAGCTAGACCTACCCGTACGCAGCGTGGCTATGATTACAGTTGGAAGAAGTTAAGCAAGCAACTAAGAGAGCAACAACCTTTTTGTTCTATTGCAGGTTGCACAAGTCAAGATTTAACAGTTGATCACATTATTCCTTTGAGCGATGCACCCTGGTTGCGGTTAGAAATCACAAACTTAAAAGTTCTTTGTCGGATGCACAATTCTCGCAAAGGTAACGCATAGCACACCACCCCCCCTGGCACTACTGGGTACGGCCTATAAGTTGCGCACGCATACGCGCTATACACCCCGTTGCCCTGCAGGCGCACATCGCCGATGTTTTTTGGGTGGGGGGATTTGGGTGGATTGTCGCAAATGTCCGAATTGATATTAAACAAGCAAGGTAATCGAAACTAACGGGGGCGTTAGATTCCTGAGCGAATGGAAACAAGTGAGCGCACCAAAGCCGAATGAAGTAAAGAGAAAGAACGGAAACCCAGGCAAACAGAAACTGCCTGATCTCAAGAATGTAATTGCACTGCCACAAATCAAAAGCGATGCGCCATTGCACCTTAGCGATGTTGGCAAAAAGTTGTGGTCAGATGTGCGCGAGATAGCACCGTGGATTGCAACCAGCGATAGTAAATTGCTAATTGAACTTTGCGAGAAGATGGACAAGAAGTACGAGCTACAGGCGAAGATGGCTAAATCAGATTTCGTTCTTTACACTGATAAGGGTTACGCCTATGCGAATCCTTTGTTTGGAATGTTGAACACCGTTGAAGGTGACATCATTAAACTGCTATCACTTCTTGGCTTAACGCCGATTGATCGCAGTAAGTTGGGGGTTGCTGAAGTAACGGCTAAGGGCAAGTTGGCTCAGTTGTTAGAGCAGCAAAAAAAGAATGGCTGATGTTGCAGGCTGGCCACCGCGCTGGTTAACGCCAGTGCCAATTGAAGATCAGATGCGTGGCGATGGCGAGTTGTATGCAAACTTTGCCGAAGCCGTTTGCAGAGTAACAAAAGATTCAGTGGCTTCACCTGCAGGCAGGTTGCTTGAACTGCGCCCGTGGCAACGCGAGTTACTCAAACACATTCTTGCCCGCCGTGAGGATGGCAGATTCACACACCGCACCGCCCTTGTGGGTATGTCAAGAAAGAACGGCAAGAGCGCATTAGCAGCATCAATGGGCTTGGCTGGTTTAACACTTGGCGGCAACGGTTCAGAGATTTATTCCTGCGCGGCAGATCGTGACCAGGCACGCATTGTGTTTGGCACCGCCAAGCGGATGATTGAAATGGACTCAGAACTGTCCTCAATGTTCACGCTATACCGCGATGCCATTGAGTTCAAAGACAAGGGCAGCGTTTACCGCGTACTTTCTGCAGAGGCTTATTCCAAAGAAGGTCTTAACCCTTCACCGCTTGTAATCTTTGATGAGGTTCACGCCCAGCCTTCTTGGGATTTATGGAATGTGCTTTCACTTGCAGGTGGTGCTAGAGCCGACTCACTTCTTCTTGGCATCACAACGGCAGGTGTTAAGACACAAAACAACGGCCAAGATTCTCTTTGCTACTCGCTCTACCAATACGGCCAACAGGTTGTAAAGGGTGAGAAGAAAGATTCAACATTTTTCTTTTCGTGGTGGGAACCAACAACACCTGAAGCCGATCATCGTGATGAATCAAATTGGCTTGAGGCAAACCCAGGTTATGACGATTTACTAGACAAGCAAGAGATGCAGAGCGCGGTGCTACGCACACCTGAAGCTGAGTTTCGCACCAAGCGCCTGAATTGTTTTGTCAGTACCTCAGTGGCGTGGTTGCCAACAGGTGCTTGGGAAGCACTTGCAGATAAAGATAGATTTCCTGAACCTGGCGAAGAAGTTATTTTGGCCTTTGATGGTGCCTTTTCTAATGACTCAACTGCACTTGTGATGTGGTTACTAGGTGGAGAAAAGCCTCACCTGATGGTTGTTGGATTATGGGAACGCCCCGATGATGCTGAACAAGGTTGGCACATCCCTGTTGCAGAGGTTGAAGAAACAATTGTCAGCACATTTAGAGACGAACGATTCAATGTCAAAGAAATTGTATTTGACCCAGCCCGATGGCAAAGAACTTTTATGGTTCTTGATGAAGAAGGCTTGCCTGTTGTTAGTTACCCCAACAGTGCTGCAAATATGGTACCCGCAACACAAAAGTTCTACGAAGCCGTTGTGAATGAATCATTCACCCACGATGGAGATGAACGCCTTGCACGCCACATTGCAAACTGCGTAACAAAACAATCTAGCCGTGGTGTTATGGTTGCAAAGGCCAGTAGCCGCCGAAAGGTGGATGCCGCCGTTGCTTCAATCTTTGGCTATGATCGCGCTACACAACCAGCCGAGCCACCAGCACCAGTTGCAAGATTCTTTTCAATTCAGGTATAGGGAGCATAATGAAGAAGATTGACCTATCAGTTGCAGTTGAAGTTGTGGGCGTAACGCTTGCAACAACTGGCCTTGCAATGATTTCAGTTCCATTAGCTTTAATTGTCGCAGGCGTGTTTCTAGTATGGATTACAGAGAAGGCTAACTAATGAGTTTATCAAAGCGTTTGGCGGGGGCAGGTTCTAAGCGATCTGCTAACAATCAATATATTGAGCCACTGATTCCAGGCCGCCCACAATTCCAATCTCTTGCTGGCGTGACTGTAGATTCAGAATCTGCAATTCGTATGTCAACAGTTTATTCTTGCGTTCGCTTGTTGGCTGACACAGTTTCATCCTTGCCAGTCGGTGCTTATGTGCGCCGTGGTCGCAACCGCTTACCTTATGCAACAATCTATGGCGAGCAGCCAAAGTGGGTTACACGACCAAACCCTGAAACAACACGCCTTGAATTTTATGAGCAAATTGTTACTTCATTCAAGTTAGAGGGCAACGCTTACATCTTAACAATGCGCGATGACTTAGGCGATGTTCAAGAACTATATGTGCTTGACCCAATCGGTGTGCGCATTGTGCGCCCACGCGCAGGCGAGCCACTGATTTATTATGTAAAGATTCGTGACACCCAGGGCGTGTATGAAGAACGCCTAACAGATAAAGAACTTTTACACATTCCTGATTTCCGTTTACCAGGTCAGCGCTATGGCCTTTCACCAATCACCGCCTGCCGCACCACACTTGGCGCGGCTATGGCAGCCGATGTTTACGCTGCCTCATACTTTGGCAACGCTGCTAACCCTGGCGGTGTCATTGAAGTGCCAGGTGAGCTAACTGAAGAACAGGCAGCCGACATTGGCCGTGATTGGAACCTCACACACACTGGCCCTTATCGCGCTGGCAAGATCGGCATACTTTCAGGCGGTGCAAGTTTCCAACCGCTACAGATTAACGCCCAAGATGCGCAGCTTTTGGACACACGCAGGTTCAGTGTGGAAGAAATTGCCAGAATTTTTCGCGTTCCGCTTAGCCTGTTGGGTCATCCTGTTGCGGGCGCAATGTCATTTGCATCTGTTGAAGCGCAGAATCTTTCATTCGTGCAGCACTCACTGCGCCCAATCTTAGAGCGCATCGAGCAATCTTTATCAACATTGCTACCTGAACCTGATGGTTTCATTCGCTTCAACCTAGATGCACTACTTCGTGGCACAACTCTTGAGCGCTACGATGCCTACACAAAGGGATTGCGTGAAGGTTTCCTTTCACTCAACGATGTTCACGCTTACGAAGATATGGCACCAATTGAGGCTGGCGATCAGTACCGTGTACCACTACAAAACATTGATGCCGAAGATGCAAAAGATGTTGGCCTCAAGCTACGCACCGAGATTGCTGCTGCATTGATTCAGGTTGGCTTTGACCCAGCAGCAGTTACAAAGGCAGTTGGCTTGCCTGATATGAAGCACACAGGAGTTCCTTCAAGTCAGTTGCAACAGATTTCAACGATTGACCCAGGTGATCCTGCAGCCGTTTATGAGGTTAAGTAATGCCATTTGCTGCACCTGAATATATGCAAGCCAATGCAGCAAGAGGTTTGAAATATCTTGATGAAGGGTTTGGGGGAGATGGATTAACTGACGGCACAAAGCGTGAAGCACGCGAGATGGCTGCAGGAAATATATCTGATAACAAAGTTCGCAAAATGGCACCGTGGTTTGCTCGTCACAAGGTTGATGGACAAGCCCCAAAAAATAGTAATCCATCAGATGCCCAATATCCAGGCGCAGGTTTAGTTGCTTGGTTGTTATGGGGCGGAGATTCCAACTTCAGTGATAGAGCGCAAAACTGGGCGCAGAGCAAGATTGATGCACTAGATGCTGAAGCCGACTCAAGGAGCAAAATGAAAAAGATTGAACGCCGTACATTTACAGTGCGCGATGTTGAAGCAAGACAGGCCGATGATGGCACAATGACACTTCGCGGATACGCTGCAGTGTTTAATGAGGCCAGCGTTCCCCTACCATTTATTGAAACAATCGCCCCTGGCGCGTTTCGTAAGACCTTAGCCGAGACACCTGATGTGCGCTTGCTTATCAATCACGAAGGTTTGCCACTAGCTCGCACAAAGAATGGCACCCTAAAACTTACCGAAGATGATCGTGGCTTATTTATGGATGCAACTATTGCAGACACTAATGAAGGCCGTGACCTTTACAAGTTAGTTGAGCGCGGAGATGTTGACCAAATGAGTTTTGCTTTCCGTGTCATTCGTCAAAAATACAATGATGATCGCTCTGAGCGAACACTTACTGAGGTTTCACTTTCTGACGGCGATGTATCGGTAGTCACATATCCCGCCTACCCGCAAACTAGCGTTGAGGCGCGTGAACAAATGCGAGCAGCATTGCAGGCAATGAAGGAAGGGCGCGACATAAGCCCTGAAGCAATGAACGCACTCAAGATGATTTTTTCTGATTTATCAGAGGGTCACGAATACATAATGAGATCGCTAGAGATGATGAGCGAGTTTATGGAAACAGAGGATTCAACTTACAAAGATGAGGATGAAGAAATGAACAACCGCGCAGTAGATGTTGTTGGGGATTATGTTTCTTGGGATTCATCAGGTGGAACTGCCCGTGGTCGTATCGTTCGTGTTGTACGCGAAGGCACACTACAGGTTCCTGAGACAGATTTTACAATCAATGCTGAAGATGATGACCCAGCCGTTTTGATTCGCCTATACCGCGAACTGCGTGATGGGTATGTTGCAACAGATACCCTTGTTGGTCATAAGGCATCAACACTTACATCTATCGGCACATTACCTGAGCCAAGTGCAGAGGCTGCACGCAAGATTTCATTGCGCCTAGCGCAAGCAATTATCAACAACACAAAATAAATTTCTGCTACAAAAGTAGCAGAGCGAAGTCGGAGCAAACCCCACACCTTCGGGCCGTGGAGAGCATTGCCACCACCTCAAACAATTACAACACTCATAGGAGAATCATGTCAAAGGCTTATCTTGATGTAGCTCTTGAGCGCCGTGATGCAGTTAAGGCAGAAATGGATGCAGTTCTTGAGGCAGTAGCCGCAGAATCACGCACCGACTTAACTACAGAGGAAACCGATAAGGTTGATGCTCTCGTTTCAGAGGCACGCGCACTAGATGCAAAGATCGAAAAGTTCACAACACAGGCAGCAGCAGATGCAAAGGTTGCAGAAATGCGCTCATCAGTTGCAGCAGTAATTACACCTCGCGTTGGTGGAACATCAATCACACGCGAAGAACGCACATACACACCTGAAGCACCTGTTTCATTCGTTAAGGATGTTTTCAATGCTCAAGTTCGTGGTGACTATGCAGCGCAAGAGCGCCTAGCACGCCACACACGCGAAGAATCAATCGAGCGCCGCGATGTTGATACATCAAATTTTGCGGGTTTGGTCGTACCACAATATCTTGTTGAACTCGCTGCACCATTGGCACGCGCAGGCCGACCAACTGCAGATTTTGCAACTTCAAAGCACACACTACCGCCCGCTGGAATGTCGCTAGAAATTAGCCGTATGACAACAGGCACATCAACTGCAATTCAAGAAACACAGAACACTGCAGTTTCAGAAACTGATGCCGATGATACACTTTTGAGCATCCCTGTAAGAACCATAGCGGGCCAGCAGGATTTATCCCGACAGGCGATCGAAAGAGGAACAGGCATTGACACATTTGTTGTTGCTGACCTAATCCGTTCATGGCACACAACACTTGATAACCAGGTTCTAAACGGAACAGGCTCAAACGGCCAGTTCAAGGGAATCCAAAATTCAGGTGGAAACGCAGTAACATTTACTGCAACAACACCAACAGTTGCACTTCTATATCCAAAGTTGGCTGATGCAATTCAAAAGATTCAGTCAAATGTCTTTGAGACACCAACACACTGGATTATGCACCCACGCCGCCTAGCGTTTCTACTCGCAGCAGTAGATGGCAGCAATCGCCCATTAGT